CGTTTATACAACCCAATAATACAGATTTGAAGTTCCAAAACGTATCGAGTGGAACTTTAACTGCTTCAGGAGTGCTATCAGCAAATACATGGATTCACATCGCAGTGGTCAGAAAAAATGGAACAACCACTTTATATACTGATGGAGTATCACGTGATACTGGTGCTGATACTACAGACTATGGTTGTAGATCAGTCCCTAATATCGGAAAGCATAACTATGCTGGTTCGAACTTAAATGGATATTTACAAGATTTAAGAATCACCAAAGGATACGGCAGATACACCGCAAACTTTACTCCACCAACAGCAGAGTTTGAATTGTAATATATACTATTATGAAGATCGATAAATTATTTGAAAAACAGCGATATGCTTATCTAAAAAATGTTCTAACAAAGAAAAAATGTGCTGAGCTTACGGCACATATGTTCGAACTATTTGATCAAGGTAAAACTTTTAAGGATGAACAGTGTCCAATATCTGACAGTGTTTACGGTGATCCGCTTCTAGATAATACCTTATCAGAAATACAAGATAAAATATCTCAGAAGATAGGCATTGATTTATTACCTACTTATTCTTATGCAAGGATATATCGTCCTGGTGAAATACTAAAAAAACATACTGACAGAGAATCTTGTGAGATATCTGGTACTATCACGCTTGGTATTGAAAAAGGATCAGGCGATTGGCCGATATATTTTGAGAAAGATGGTGAGCAAGTAGAATATAATATTAAGATAGGTGACATGGTCATCTATCGTGGCGGTGAACTTGAACATTGGCGAGATAATTTCGAAGGTAACTGGCATGTTCAACTGTTTTGTCATTATGTAGATGCTAATGGTCCTTATAAAGATCATGCCTATGACAAGAGAAATGAACTTGGTCAAAGACATGTTTCGGCTGAAATACCTATAGGAGTGACGCGTTCTACTTTAGTTTATTCTGGTGTTGGTATTAAAACGCATGACGGCAGTTTGCCAGGGTTGCTAATTTATGATAAGCCTCCTTATATGTTTACACCAGAAGAATGCGCTCGTATTATTGAAACAAACTCTGATAAAGAAGGGTTTAAGGCAACGATTGGTTCAGGTGGTGATTCACGATATGATTCTGAAGTTAGAGAAGTCATTAACTATAATATTCAACCTGAGCAGAAAAATGTTTGGATATTCGAAAAATTAGCTCATGCAATTGCGCAAGCAAATACTGATTATTACAAATACAACTTAATCGGCATTACTCATGAGATACAGTTATTAAGATATAGAGCTGAAGATAAAGGTCATTATGATTGGCATGTTGATATGGGACAACAAGATCAGAGTTTACGTAAAATATCCGTGTCTGTACCTTTATCTTCGCCTGAAGAATATGAAGGTGGATATCTAGAAGTTAACGATCATGGCAGTCATGTAGTAGTACCTCGTGAACAAGGATCAATTGTAATGTTTCCGAGTTATTGTCTTCATCGAGTCATACCAGTTACAAGAGGGGAAAGATGGGCAATGGTCATTTGGATTCATGGTCCAGATAGGTTTAAATAGAAAAGTATATAAATAGTCAAAAGATTTTTAATGTCGGAGATTATTTATGGCAAATCCAAACAGTAGACAGACTCTGATCGACTACTGCTTACGCCGGCTCGGAGACCCTGTTCTCGAGATTAACGTTGATGAAGATCAAATTGAAGATCGTATCGATGAGGCAATACAGTACTGGCAAGAGTTTCATTCAGATGCCACCACACGCACTTATCTCAAACACTTAGTAACTGCTACTGATATCACGAACGAGTACATTCCGATATCCTCTGATGTATTGACAGTCACTAAACTGTTTCCGACATCTTCATCATTCGGTACATCTTATAATTTCTTCGACATTAAATATCAGATGATGCTGAATGATATCGCAGACATGCAAAACTTTGCAGGTGATCTGGCATATTACGAACAGTTGCAACAATATCTTTCGATACTTGATATGAAGTTAAATGGCACACCACAAGTTCAGTGGTCTCGGCATCAGGACAGACTTTATATATTCGGAGATATTGCAGATGGTGATATTGTAGTAGGTGAATATCTAGTAGCAGAAGTCTATACATTGATCGATCCAGACACTCATACACAAGTTTACAATGATCTATGGTTAAAAGAATATGCAACAGCATTAATTAAACAACAATGGGGACAGAACCTGATTAAGTTTGAAGGAGTTCAACTACCAGGTGGTGTCACATTTAATGGACGTCAACTCTACGACGATGCAACACAAGAGATCGAAAGGTTACGAGAAAGAATTAGACTTGAGTGGGAATTTCCTGCAGATTTCTTTATAGGATAATAATATGGCTCGTAACCACTACTTTTCGGAAAAAGTAAGATCTGAGATGGATCTTTATACAGACCTCGTAATTGAGGCTCTGAAGATCTATGGCCAAGATCTTTACTATCTACCGAGAGATCTTGTGAATGAGGATACTCTATTCGGTGATGATCCTACATCTAACTTTCCTCAGACACATAAAATTGAAATGTACATTGAAAATGTTGAAGGCTTTGATGGTGAAGGTGATCTCTTTACTCGGTTTGGTGTAGAGATTCGAGATGAGGTTACACTCGTAGTTGCTAAGTCAAGATTTGAAGCACAAGTTCGTAGACCTGATAATGACATACAGACAAGCAGACCAACAGAAGGTGACTTAATCTATATTCCTCTGACGAAGAAGATGTTCCAAATTCAACATGTTGAGCACGAGCAGCCATTCTATCAGATTGAAAACTTACCTGTCTTTAAGATGCGTTGTACTCTATTCGAATATAGTGGTGAAGACTTCGATACATCCATTGATGAAGTTCAAGATATCGAAAGAGATTACTCATATCAATACAAGGTCTGTACTATTGCACCTAAACCTGCTCTTGCAACAGCAAGTGTTCTCGGCATGTATGTCGATAGTAATTACATGAATCTTAATTATGTACAGAGAAATATTGGTGTATCAAGTATTACATTGGTCGATAGTGGAAATTACTTTACAACCGTACCTACAATTCAATTTATTGGTGGAGGAGATAGCAGCAATCCAATAGCAATAGGTGATAGCGCATCTGCAGTAGCGACAATCGATTCAAACGGTGGCATTGCTTCGATTACTCTAGTAGATTCCGGTAACGGATATATGACTGTGCCAACAATACAGTTTATTGGTGGTTCTGTCGTCGACAGTGCATATGCAGTCGGTGATACCGTTACACAAATTCTGCCAAGTGGAGTTACAATGTCTGGAGAGATTCAGAGAATACAACTCGATTCTGCCGGCGATTCATCACGTTGTTACTATTTAGCTCATGTAGGCGGAGACGATGGCAAGTATCATACGTTTGCGACAGGTACAAATACTAATATCGGAAGTTATGCTGCATCAACAGGTACATTAATAAATAGTACTAATAATGGTATTACTGGATTAGTGATTAAATCGGTGAGTGAAGATAATAAAATATCTCAAACAGAACAAAATGATACGTTTAGCGATTTCTCAGATGATTTCTTAGATTTCTCTGAAGATAATCCATTTGGTGATCCGGAGGCGCAATAATGTTTGGTACTCATTTTTATCATGAGAAGATTAGAAAGTCAGTCTCCATATTTGGTCGCCTGTTTAACAACATCTATGTGGTTCGTAAGAACGCATCAGGCGGTGTATTAAATCAATTAAAGGTTCCGTTGGCATATGCACCAAGACAGAAGTATTTAGAAAGAATAAGAGAGAATCCGGATCTACAGAATGACACAAAGGTTGCTATTAAGTTGCCGAGAATGTCGTTTGAAATTACATCATTTACTTATGATAACACGCGACAGCTTACAAAGTTAAGTACGTTTAAGACACTGGGAAGTAACGCACAACAGAGACAAAAGTTTTATTCACCTGTTCCGTATAATATCAACTTTCAGTTGAATATATATGCAAAGAGTCAGGATGATGCACTGCAGGTTGTAGAACAAATATTACCAACATTCAACCCGCAGTACACTTTGACAATTAAACCTTTTCCAACAGAATATCCGGATTTTAAAGAAGATATTCCGATTATTATTCAAGGATTAAGTTTTAGTGATGATTTTGATGGAGCGATGGAATCAAGAAGAACAATTATTTACACTCTCGATTTTGAGATGAAAGTAAGCTTCTATGGTTCAATTACTGAAGGTGACGTAATCAGAACATCAATTGCAAAATTGTTTGAGATGGATGCAGGAGCTGGCAATGATTCTGATATTAAACTTGAAACACTAACAGTTACACCGGATCCAGTTACAATAATTGGAATGCCGGATAGTGACTTCGGATTTGATACAACTATAGAATTAGCAAGAGACAGCGTATAATCAAGTTACGCATTAGGAGAAAAAGACATGACAATTACACTGAGAAACACGAAAGGCAGTGAGCTCACGTTTGCGGAACTTGACGGGAACTTCACTGACCTTGATGGAAGAATTACATCGTTGCCTGATTCCGCGCAGGTAGCTGGCATTATTACAGGACAAGTTGATAGTGCTTATGTACAAGCAAGAGAAGGTACACCGACAATCACGATCAATCGTTTTGATTATACCGCTGATTCTGGTGATACTGTATTTGCCGGCAGCGATGATAACGGTAACACGCTATCATTTGACTCTGCAACAACTCAAGTTTATTTGAACGGATTGTTGTTAAATCCAGCCATAGATTATACACTCACACTAGGTAACACAGTCACAACCGTGGTAGGGATTGATTCATCTCATCTTGTTACCATTACAAGTTTATCAGTAAGTTAGGAGAAATAAATGGCTATTTTTACAAGAAACGGAAAAAGAGTTTCAATGGCGTTTCATTTCGCCAGCTACATAGGAGAAACAATTGACCAAGATCCATTTAATGGTTCTTTTATCGATATTGCAGCTCAGGATCTTATTGGACTGATGGACAGAATGTATCCGAATTTATCCAGACAGATTACATTTAATCCTGCAGGTAGAACATTGCCAGCCGGATATCAAATAGGTGGGCCGGATACATTTGACGTCGATAGTGACGGACAAGTAACGATGGCATTTGATTACGACAGTGATACCTACGCCGGCGCTCCTCAATTTGGTATTGATTATCATATTCAGTCTGCTCCATTGAAACAGGGTAAACACTATTTCGAAATTCATGTAAATAGCATTTCTCAAAGAGGTGGTACTGTAGGTCAAAATCTAACATTCTGTCCTACAAATTGGAATCTTGAGGCAGCTTTTGAGTTAAATATTGGTCGCACTATGTTCTTTGATCTTAATGATCGTGATGTTCAGTCATTAACAATGAGTGGCACATATCAGTGGACATCTGATAGTAACGGAGCAGATACGAAGGCCGATGATATTATCATGATCGCATATGATAATACTGTAAATGCCACAAATGAGGGTCGTGTGTTTGTTGGATACAATGGTCAATGGGGTAACCCTACTGATTCATCAACAATGATTGACATGAACCCTGCAAACTATGACAGTGCAAATCAAGCATCAGGTAACGGTGGAGTTGGTCATACAATCTTCACTAACGGAGCTGCCCTGTCAAAAAATAAAACAGGCGAGTACTGGTCAATTGGTTTTCACCCACAAGGTTTTAATGATGGTGCCGGAGATTCAAGTGGATCAATTGATGTAACAATCAAGGTAGGCACTGATATTACTTATACACCACCTACAGGATTTAAGGCACACTAACATATGACAGATGAAAAAGATAATGTGAAGAATGATTACGATTATTCACGTGAAACATATTATGAACTTATAGAAAAAGGTAAGGATGCCTTAGAAAACATGATAGAGGTTGCTCGCGAAAGTGAGCATCCTCGTGCTTATGAAGTCTTATCAGGTATGATCAAAAACGTTTCTGACGTAAATGATCGCCTGATGGACTTAAATAAAAAGCAAAAACAAATGGATGAAAGGGATGAAGTGAAACAGGTTGAAAATCAGCAGAACAATTATTTTTTAGGTTCGACTACTGATATTCAAAAGATGTTACAACAGGATGATATTATAGATGCTGAACCAGAACGAGTCGTATCTCGGGAATCCTAATGTTAAGAGAGACGGTGTATTACAGAAGTGGACACCCGAACTTTTAAAGGAATATAAGAAATGTATGGACGATCCCGTATATTTCTCAGAAAATTACGTAAAGGTAATTGCTCTAGATCAAGGTTTAGT